CGGTGATCACCGCCATTACGCTGACCGACCAGCGTCGCGTCACGACTGGCCTCAACCGCCAGAACGCCCGCAAGATCACCCAGGTGGTCGCGTCCAACCCCGACTACAACACGAAGTCGGTCGAAGCGTCCTACATGGCGATCTGCCATCCGGATCTCGAATCCGACATCCGCGGCATGACCGGCTTCAAGCCGGTGGCCGACTACGGTCCGCACACCTCGCCGTTCGAGGGCGAAATCGGCTCGGTCGAGCAGGTGCGCTATCTGGCTTCGACGGTGTTCGCGCCGATCGTCGACACCGGCGGCACCGCGGTCACCAACAGCCTGCGCTACACCACGGCCAACACCGCTTGCGACATCTACCCGATTCTGTACTTCGGCCGCGACGCCTTCGGCATCGTTCCGCTCAAGGGCAAGTCGGCGATGACGCCGCTGGTCGTCAACCCCAAGCCGGCCGCCAGCGATCCGCTCGGCCAGCGCGGAACGGTCGGCTGGAAGCTGTGGACGGCTACGGTCATCCTGCAGGACGCCTTCATGGCCCGCCTCGAAGTCGGCGCCACCGCCTAATCATGAGGGGGCTTAATCGCCCCCTCCCTTCTTTTGGTTTTGCGCTCTAGGAGCCCTCCACATGACCACCGACGTCATTGACCTTACCTTCCACGGTTCCTCCTTCCCGACGACCTACATCGGCGTCGGCACCAAGGTCGGCAACCCGCTGTCCGCCGTCTCCAACCCGCCCCGCATCTCCGGCTATTTCACCGGCGCCGGCAACGTGGTGTCGATCCCGGTCGGCTTCCAGCCCTCGCATGTCCGCATCGTCGACGAGACGGATGTGATCATCTGGGACTGGTACAAAGGCCTCGCCGCCACCCACACGATCAAGCAGGTCACCGCCGGCACGACCACGGTCGACACCACGTCGGCGATCCTGGTCTCGACCGATCTGGCCGGCAACTGCACCATCACCCTGACAGCGGCGCTGGCGGTCAACGCCGCCAACATCTGCTACGTCATCGACGCTTGATCGACGCTTCCTCCCTGTCGATCTACCTGGGCGGAGGCGCAAGCCGCCTCCGCTCTTTTTCTTAGAGGTTTGTCATGCCGGATGTACGCATCGAACGGATCGCCAACGGCTACGAGGTCTGCCTGACCGATCCCGAGATCGTCAAGGCCAACCGCAAGCCCAACAGCAAGTATCAGAACGCTGATCGCGAATACGCCTTCAAGACGGTCGCGGAAGTAATGAAGTTTCTCGAATCGCATCTCGACGCGGCGCTGCCGGCCGACGACTACGAGTCGAGTTTTGACGCCGCCGTCGCGGACGCAACAGAGGAAGACGATTGATGAGCACCGATACCGATCTGGCCGAGTTCGCCGAGTTCGAGGCCGCCGTGGCCGCCGCCCCCGCTAAGAAGGCGGCCAAAGCCGCTGCGCCCGAAGCCAAGGCTGAAGCCAAAGCCAAGGACACCGTCCGCATCATCCTCGACGAGAGCGACGACATCCCGCGCAAGGGCTTGTTTGTCGGCCACAACGGCATCCCTTACGTGATCCCCACCAGCCGTGAGGTGGACATTCCGCTGTTCCTCAAGGAGATCCTCGACAACGCGGTGGTGTCGACGCCGATCGTCAATCCCGAGACGCGCCAGGTCACCGGCTACCGCTCGCGGATCAAGCACACATATCGCGTAGTGGCGTAAAATTTAAAAGCTGCTATCGTACAGAACCAGGCGTTTGGAGGCGGACATGAATTTCGGTGATCTGCTCCAGACGCTTAGGGAAGACATTCTGCACGACCGCTCGGACCAGATCGCCGGCGCGTCCGACTATCTGTGGTCCGACGCCAGCCTGAAACGGTTCATCAACGAAGCCTACTATCGCTTCGCCCGTGAGGCGCTGTGCATCCGCGACGGTTCGACCAGCTTCGTCACCGTCACCGGCCAGACCAATTACCAGCTTGACCCGTCGGTGATCGCAGTGATCTCGGCCAAGGTCGCCACCGACCAGGCCGATCTGGCGCGGGCCGGTCACGCCGCCTTTGCGACCTACCACACCCCCGACGCCTATTTCTTCGACCCGACCTCGCTGTCGGCGCTGCCGCCCGGCAAGCCGACAGCTTACTCGACCGACGAATATCTCGGCGTCACCGACGACGGCGCCACGTCAGCCGTGGTGATGCGGCTCTACCCAGCCCCCAGCGCGACTTACGCCGGCGCGACCATCCAGCTGCGGGTGGTGCGCGAGCCGCTGTCAAAACTGTCCGACCCGCTCGACGAACCGGAGCTGCCGCGCGCCCATCATCTGGAGATGCTGGACTGGGCGGCCTATCTGGCGCTGCGCATCGTCGACCACGACGCCGGCGACCCCGGCCGCGCCCAGGAGTTCCGCACCTCGTTCGAGGACGCGGCGCGCAAGGCGCGGCTGCTGGCGCTGCGCAAACTCTTTTCTCCGCTCCAGCACGGCTTCGGCCGCAACGGCTGGTCTTGGCAAGGACACGGCTACGATGGCTAACGACTGGTTCCGCGCGATCACCAACGAGAACCTGCCCTTCTCCGGCGCTCCTGGGCAGATCGGCGGGGGCGGTTCGCCGCCCACGTCGATCCAGATCGGCCCTTACAAGTCGCTGGCGCCTGACGCGCCCTATGCTGCGCCGCCGGCGGCTGCGCCGGGCATCACCGACGGCTTGCCTCGGATGGGTCCGCCACCTGACGTTCAGAGCCTTCCGCCTGCGAGCCTGCATGCAGCGGCTCTAGGCCAGATGCGCGCCAATATGGCTGCGGGGAATTATGGCCGGGCGCTAGGAAACTCCTTCGCCGCCGCCGCCGCGACGCCAGTCGACGCCGCCAACTGGCTGGTGCAAGGTTTGCAAGGCGTCAAGTCGACGACCCCAGATTTTGTCGCGGGGTTGGCGGGCCAAGGCCCACCTGCGACAGTGCCACAAACCCCGTCCGCACCGTCGGCTACTGGCCCCACTAGCAACGGCGCTGTGCTCGCCAACGCCCTGCCGGCCAACGCCTTCGCCGCGCCGCTCAAGTTCCACGCCCTGACCGGCGAGCACGCCAGCGTTGCCGACAACAACGCCTTCTCGGCGATGCTGAAGGCCAGCAACGGCTCGTTCGCGCCTGGCTCGGCGCTGGCCCCGACCGCCCCGGCGCAGATCGCTGCGATGCAGGCGCTCGACGCCCGCAACGCCCCGCAAGCGCCGCAAGCGCAGCCGTTTTACGTCGGCAAGTCCAACCGTGATCTTGAGGCGATGAAAGCTTATGCGGCGCCGGGTATGCCGCGGTTCCTGACGCCGGTCGAGCAGGTGCAGGGACGGGCGTTGAACTCAGCGCTGTCCATGCTCAACCAGCAGCTCGCCGCCGGCAAGATCAACGCCAGTCAATACACCAACGCCGTGCGGAATATTGGTGCTCCGCTGCAGGGCGTTACGGCGGATATGTACGGCAACGCTCTCACGGGGCAGTAAATGGCTGCGTTCGACGACCTCGACACCACGGATCTGCCGAAGCTGACCAACGATGCCCCGCCGCCCCAGAACAAGGGCTGGTTCGGGTCGGGCCTCGCCGCCGGCTATCAGGAGACGCGCGGCTCGCTCGACGCCGCCGCCGCCATGCTGGGCCGCGCCACCGGCCTCGACGGTTTGCAGCAGTGGGGAGAGGAAGGCGCTCAGCAGCGCTTCGCCGCCGCCAAAGCCGCCGGCAACCAGAAATATGAGGACGATCCGTGGTCGGTCGGCGGCATCGCCTACCACGTCACCAAGGCGATCCCCCAGCTGGCGGGAATGCTGGCGACCGGCGCCGGCATCGCCGCGCTGGCTCCCGAAGCGGGCGCCGCTGGCGCGCTCGGCACTGGCTTTGGCGCCTTGGCGCGGGTCGGCGCTGTGGCTCCACGTTTGCTTGGCGGCGGCGCAGGCCTGACCGGCGACGCCGCGGCTGCAGCCGGACGCGCCTGGGCCTCCAACATGGCTGGCGCGACCATCGCCGGCTATCCGGTAATGGCCGGCGGCATGTACCAGCAGGCCGTCAACTCCGGCCAAGACACCCAAGGCAACGCCATCAAGGCGATGGCGCTCGGCGTTCCCGCCGCCGCGATCGGCGGCGTGATGCCGGCGCAGCTGCGAGACCTCGCCGCTGGACTGGGTGGCGCGCTGCCGAAGCAGCTTGGCAACAGCGCGATCAAGCGCATGCTGTCGGGAGCGCTGGAGGCGGGTCCGACCAACATGGTGCAGGCCGGCATCCAGACCGCGCTCAGCCAGCAGTTTGAAGATCCCAACAAGTCGCTGGTCGACAAGATGGGCGAGATCGTGCAGTCGTCGCTGCTCGGCGGCGTGGTCGGCGGCGTGTTCGGCGGCGCTGCGGCCGGCATCGGCGGCAAGCACGCCCCGACCCAAGAGCCTGCGCCGGAACAGGCTGCGGCCACGCAACCCACAACGGTGCCAGAAGCGCCACAAAACCTGCTGACCTATCAGCCGCAGATGCCGAGCCCCGAGCGCGCCGCGCGTCCGCTGGCCAATGCGCCGCTCACCGATCTGGTGCAGCAGCACCAAGAGCTGCTGGCCAAGGGCGCGATGACGCCGCAGGACCAGTTCCAGCTCAAGCGCATCCAGGACGAGATGTCGGCGCGGATGGCTGAGACGCCGCCGCAGGCCGAGCCCGACCTCGGCCCGCAGCCGTTCCAGCAGGCGCGTCAGGCCGCCGCTGACGGCACCTTCCCGCTGATCCAAGACGGGTTCTCCACCGAGCCGCCCGACTTCCGCGCCCGCTTCCAAGATCAGGCCGCGGCCTTGCCCGACGAGAGCTTCACCCCGCCGCCGAGGCCGACCAGCCCGGCGGAGACGGCGCAGCCGTTCCAGCAGTCGCGGTGGGATAAGACCAACGGCGTCTACCCGCTGATCCAAGACAAATTCTCCGTCGAGCCGCCCGACTTCCGCGCCCGCTTCCAGGAGCAGACGCAGCAGGCTGGCGGCGACGTCGCGCCGACGCCTGAGCAGCTGACGCAGGCCGAGATCGCCAATCGCCCGCAGCCGTTGAGCGCCGACGCCACCGCCACGGCGGTCAAGGCGATCGACAAGCTGCGTGAGGGCAGCGTCAGCCTTACCGGCCAGTACGCCCGCCAGCTGACCCGCCTCGGTATCGAGCCCGCCACCGCGCTTGCCGAGGTCGGCAAGCCCAGCTACACCGATTTGGCGCCCGCGCAGAAGGCGCTGTTCGACCAGATCCACCCTCTGACCGCCAACGGGAAAGAACAGGCCAATGCTCAAGAGCGAGGCCCAGCGCCGGTGGATGCAGTTGAACCGGCCGGACCTATTGCCGCAGCTGGAGCAAGCGACGCCCAAAGGGTCGAAACTGCCGGAGCGCGCCCCGCCGAGCTCCAAACCACCGCTGACCTCCAAGGCGGCGTTCAAGCCCCAGAAAAAGCACCTGTCGCGCCGGACCAGCCGGTAGGGGCTCCCCCGAAAGCTGCGAACGACCAGCCAATAGCGACAAGGGCTGTCAACGACGAGGTCGTCCAGCGCGACCCTCACGAGACCATGCAGGAGCAGGTCGACGCCGAGCAGGAAACCCAACACCTGCTGGGGTCGCGTCAGCTTGCGGACGAGACGGCGCGCACCGCCTCGGCGACGGATGACAGCACACTCAAGTCTTATCTCGACGCTGGCTATCCCGGCCAAACCTGGGGCGCCGTCAACGCCTGGGCCGACCGCCAGCCGCCCGCCCTAAAACTGTCGGAGCCGGCGCAGGGCAAGCTGCTGGAGCAGATGAAATTCGCCGAGAGCCAACTGGTCCCCGGCGGCAAATTCTCCGACGAAGCGTGGCTGGCCGGCAAAAAGCAGGATCGGGCTAAGATCGAGCAGGCGCGCAAGCAGTACGACATGCTGCGTGAGAAGTTCGGGCTGAAGCCGACCGGCGATGGCTTTACCAGCCCAGGCTGGGGTTGGCGGCTCCTGGGGAGCGCCGAGCACCCCGCCTACGCCAAGCCGATGGCCGCCGACGTCGCCAAGCTGCTGAAGCTGCACGACGCCAAACCGACCGACACCTTGACCCCGATCTCCCGCGAGGAAGCTGCGGCGCGGGTGGCGCAGGACGCTACACCGCCGACCGATCTGGTGCCAAAATTCAGCGCGCCGGGCGACCGCGCCCCGAGCCAGATCGCCAGCGACCTCCAGATGGTTGGGATGCGCGGCGGCGACGCCTCGCACGCGCTCGACTACCTTAGCAAGAACGCCGAGCGCCCCGACCTGCGCGAGCTTGCCGACCTGCTCAACAAGCGCGGCGTCACGTCGAAGCTGGAGTCGAGCGTCCCTACCGACGCCCAGTTGCCGGGTTACGCCCAGGAGGCGATCGATCGCGGCCTGACCAATGTCGCCGGCTATGCCCCCCATAGCGACACCATCTACCTCGGCCACTCCGACAACCCCTCGGTCGACTTCCTGCACGAGGCGGTCCACGCCGCCACCCTGCCGGCGCTGGCCAAAGACAGCCAAAACTCGCGGCAGATGCAGAAGCTGTTTGACCGCACCGTCGGCAAGCTGTCGGACGCCAACAAGACCGACCCGGCGCTGTGGAACGGCTGGCAAAACAAGGAAGAGTTCACCTCCGAGGCGCTGACCAACGACCGCACCCAGGCCTATCTCAAGGCGCAAGACCCCAGCGCCTGGCAGGCGTTCAAGAACACCGTGTTCAAGCTGCTCGGGATGCCGGAGCGGATGCGCTCGACCTTCGACGAAGTGGTCGACGTCAGCAAGAAGCTGATGGCCGAGACCGCCCAACTCAAGCTGACCGACGGCCGCGACCCCATCCCCGGCTACGAGCCGCAGGTCGGCTCGATCCCCGACGCGCTGGCGATCACGCCGCGCTTCGCCGAGACGGTCGACGCTGCCAAGCAGCGGCTCGATGAGTTGCGCTCTACCACTGGCTTCGCCGGCGTCTCCAACTGGCTGCGCGCCAAGACGCTGGGCTGGAAAGGCCTCGACGCCATTCTGGCGCAATACGGCCATCTGTTCCCACAGGCGCTGCAACAGCTGCACGACACCTACAAGTCGGCGCAGATGATCAAGGAGCGCGAGCAGGGCGCCGGCATCCCATGGAGCGCCGAACTGCACAAGGCCGGCCGCGCCGACCCCAAGGGCTACGCCGACTACAGCAACATCGTCGCCGACCGGCAGGCCTATAAATTCGACGAGCGCCGCCCGCTCAACCAGCAGCCGACCGAGGCCGGTGACCCGGCGACGTGGCCGCAGTGGAAGCGCGACGCCTTCAACACCAACCGCCAGCGCATGACCCAGCTAGAGCCAACCTTTGGAAAAGCTGACGACCTCCAGCGCGCCAGCGCCCGTCAGACCCTGCTGACCCACAGCTCGGCGGTGCTGGCCGAGTTCGCCAAGCGGCTCGGCGCCGATGCGCCGATCGCCGGGTTCGAGCGCGACGCGCTGGCCGACTATGTCAACCACCCCACCATGATGGACCTGCCCGCCGCCAAGGAACAGTTCTTTCGCGCCGACCTGACCGCCAAGCTGAAAGGGCTTAGCGAATATAGCGCCTCGCTCAAAGCAAAGCTGCCGGACACGCTGACCGCGCAGGCCGCCAAGCTGGCCAAGGCTGGCGACGCCGAAGGCGCCAAGGCGCTCAACGATCAAGCCGCGGCATTGAAAGCCGACCACCAGCCTGACATCACGCGCTGGACCGACTCGTCCAAGGATGCTGACTCAGCGATCAAGACCTACCAGGGCGTGCTCGACCGCATGTACGGGACCGGCGACAATCCGCAGATGGGCCTGCCCTACGCCCATCTCGGACGCACCGGCGAGCATTATGTTGCGATGCGGCTCAAGACCAACGACACCGGAGCCATCGACCCGGCGGCGCAGGCGCGGCTGGAGCAGTTGGCGGCCGACGGCAAGTTCGGCGGCTACGCGCTCGACAAGAACGCCGACGACAATCTGGTCTACACCCGCTTCACCACCCCGACCCAGCGCGACAATTTCCGCGCCATTGGCGACAAGCTGCAGGACGAAGGCCTGCTGGCGACCATGCCCGAGGGCGAGTTCAACCTGCACAGCGGCATGGTCAATGACGCCGATGCCGACGCGGTGCGCGGCATGGCTCCGCGCTTCGTCAACCGCCTGATCAAGGAGGTTGATTTCGCCAACCTGCCGGAGGACCAGCGCGGCGCGGCCAAGCAGCAGTTCCGCTCGATGATGATGGACCTGATGCCGCGCGACTCACTGGCCCACACCCAGCAGCGCCGCGAGGCCGTGCTCGGCTTCGACAAGGACATGGGGTCGAGCTTCCAGCACTACATCAACGCCCACGCCATGGCGACCGCGTCACTGTGGAAGTCGTCACGGATCGACGACGCCAT